GAAACCACTGCTTTTGTAGGAAGGTTAGGCGGCTCAAGTTTTGTAATGGACGATGGCGATGATAAATTTCTTAGAAAGAGCCCGCCCAGTGAGGGTCCACCTGAATATGCCAGTGTTGAAGAAGGCGAAACAGGCGATGTTACTATTCCACATAATGAATTAATAAGATTAAGAACTAGGACTGGTCATCAAATATTATTGCATAACAGTGAAGATTTAATTTATATTGGTAATGCACGTGGTTCAACGTGGATAGAATTAACCAGTGATGGAAAAATAGATATTTTTGCTCAGGACAGTATTAGCATCCATACCGGTAATGATTTTAATTTCTATGCTGATCGTGATATTAATATGGAATGTGGACGTAATCTTAATATCAAAGTTGGCGATAGTATGCAAACAGAAGTAATCGGCGATCAAACTTTAATAGTTAATGGGCTTCAATCTAATCATATTAAGGACGATGTTAATACTACATTTGACGGTAATTACCTGCATACAATAGGTGGAAATCTTGATTTAAATACTGAGGGAAATAATAAATTAACCGCGGGAGGCAATTCGGAACTTAACTCTGGCGGTAATAATGTTATCACAGCAGGAGGAGCACTTGATATTAAAAGTGGCGGAGCTAGCAGATGGACTGGTGGCGGCGCAACTAGCATCGGTGGAGCAAGCTTAGTTCTTAGTGCTAGTACTATTAATCTTAATGGCCCAGCAGCCCCGGAAGCAGAAACAGCCGAAACAGCAGAAAAAGCTGAATTGCCAGAGCCTCTATCAACTCATAGTGTTCCAGACGAAGAAGGAGAAGAATTTGTACAAACTATAATGCAACGTGTACCGACTGCCGAACCGTGGCCGCATCATGAAAATTTAGATCCTTTAAATTTTAAATCAGACATGACGGACAGAGATGCTGATGACGATATCGCTGTTCCTGATGCATGGAGCGTGTACACTACTGCTATTGATACATTCGCTAAGAGCAAAAAGGATTAAATATTTTTATGAGTATTCAAAGATTATATGAAAAATTAATTGTCAAAGGAAACAATTTAAAAGCAGAGCCTCCCTTGCCTAGGACATATAGAGGATTTAGCACTATAAGTCCTGATAGTGAAAGTTATACTTTATATGATCTTGCTTTGATCAAACAAGATATTATTAACCATTTTCAAGTAAGACAGGGAGAAAGATTAATGAATCCCGAATTTGGCACTATAATTTGGGACGTAATTTTTGAACCATTAACTGAAGATTTAAAAAATTTAATAATAAAAAATGTTGAAAATGTCATTAATTATGACCCCAGGGTTCGGGTAAATGATATCAGTATTACTGCTTATGAAAGCGGCATACAAATTGAATGTGATCTCACTTATCTTCCTTATAATATTTCAGAAGCCATAAAATTTAAATTTGATCAAGATAATGGATTGATAGGATAAACTAGCATATTACTCTATGCTATAAATATCAGAACAAGGATTAGACATGTCATCTACCGACAGACAAAATAGATTACTCGTAGCCGAAGATTGGAAAAGAATTTATCAAAGCTACAGAAACGCTGACTTTCAAAGTTATGATTTTGAAAATCTGCGTAGAGTAATGGTAGATTATTTAAGACAAAATTATCCTGAAGATTTTAATGATTATATTGAAAGCAGTGAATATCTAGCATTAATAGATATGATTGCTTTTTTAGGGCAAAGTATTGCTTTTAGAGTAGACTTAAATGCCCGTGAAAATTTCCTAGAACTTGCTGAACGTAGAGAAAGTGTATTAAGACTGTCTAGAATGTTAGGCTATAATGCCAATCGTAATCAAACAGCAAATGGATTATTAAAATTCACTGGCATTTCTACAACTCAAGCAGTGATAGATAGCAATGGAAGAAATTTATCAGGACAAGAAATAATTTGGAATGATACAGCAAATAGTAATTGGTATGATCAATTTATAAAAGTTATTAATTCCGCAATGCCTGCAAATAAACAATTTGGTAATCCTGATAACAAAGCAGTTGTTTATAGTATACCTACAGAAGAATATCGAGTACAAACAGCCAGTAGAAATATACCAGTATATGGATTTACCAAAGTAGTCGATGGCAGAAATATGAATTTTGAAATAGTCAGTACTATCATTAAAGACGGTATGGACATAGTGGAAGATCCTCCTCAGGCAGGAAAAAGTTTGGCTTTTCTTTACAGGGATGACGGCCGTGGTGCTGCTAGTCCTGCTACCGGATTCTTTTTACATTTTAGACAAGGTAGCTTAAACACTGGTGCTTTTACAATTACACAACCAAGTACTAATGAAATTGTCGACATCGATGCTGTTAATATTAATGATACCGATGTTTGGCTTTATAAATTAGACACTAATGGAATAGAACAAGAATATTGGGCTAAAGTTCCTAGCTTTGAAGGCAATAATATAATTTACAATAGTTTAAAGAAAAATATCAGAAATATATATGGTGTTGTTACTAGGGCAGAAGACAGAATTAGTTTAACTTTTAGTGATGGAACGTTTGGCACATTGCCTTTAGGTACTTTTAGAGTTTATTATCGTGTGAGTAATGGAATTAATTACACTATAAATCCTAAAGACATGAGAAATATTTCCATTTCCATTCCTTATGTGTCTAATATAGGACAAATTGAAACATTAAGTATTACTTTAGGTTTACAATCCAGCGTTAGCAATAGCTCTTTAAGCGAAAGCAATGATGAAATTAAGACCAAAGCACCTGCTACATATTATACACAAAATCGTATGATCACAGCAGAGGACTATAACATTAGTCCCCTAAGCGTTAGTCAAGACGTAGCCAAAATAAAAACTATTAATAGAACCAGTAGCGGTATTAGTAGATATTTTGATCTAAATGATCCTACAGGAAAATATAGTAGTACTAATTTATTTGCCGATGACGGTATAATTTATAAAGAAGAATACGAAGATAGTTTTAGATTTAATTATGTTGGAAAAACTGACATTGAAGCAATAATTTACAATCAAGTATTAGGCATTATTAAAGATATTAATATACGCAATTTTTACTATGATAAATTTGGAAAAATATCAATTACAGCTGATACCTATACTTGGAATCAAGTAACACAAGATACTAATCAAAGTACCGGATATTTTAAAAATCAACTCAATTTAATTGTGGGTTATAGTAGTGGTAATGATTTAAAACATTTAGAGCCAGGGGCTTTATTAAAATTTGTACCGCCAAATGGCAAAGTATTTTTGAAAACTAATACTAATGCTCTAGTAACTGGCACTACTTCTATGCCAAATTCGGCTTCATATCTATGGGCTAAAGTTGTTAGTGTTAGTGAAAATGGATCCGTTGCTGCACTGACTACCGGACAAGGACCAGTCACGTTAAATGTAGAAATACCAACAGACGCAAAATTAGTCGAAGTTATACCAAAATGGCGAACTAGTTTAGATGCCACAACTATATCTACTATGATAGATTTGATTTTTTCTAATAAGCCATTTGGCCTAAGATACGATCTAATTACAAAAACTTGGATATTAATTTATGAAGCAAATCTTGACCTAAGCGGATTATTCAGTACAGGAAAATCAGGAGATAGCAGTAATCAAAAGTTAGATGCTAGTTGGCTCATATTATTCACTACCGACACTGAATACTATACTGTTAAAACAAGACAATTAAAATACATATTTGAAAGTGATAAACAAATAAGATTTTATTTCGATGTTAATAATAAAGTTTATGATAGTAGAAGTAACAAAGTTGTCAAAGATAAAATAAGCATTTTAAATATTAACACTAAACCTGACAGCATAAATCCTTTTACCTATAACTTAGATTGGGAAGTTAGCAAAGAATTTTTAGGTTCAGACGGTTATGTAGATTCTAAAAAAATAGAATTAACATTTAACGATAGCAATGACGACGGGGTAGTCGACGATCCTGATATTTTTGATATTATTGTGGCTCCTAGTACTAATCAATCAAAATATATAATTTTAGAAAGATACGAAACAGGAAATGGGCAGCTAGATTATAGACATATTACTAATAATAATTTAATTAAAATTAGAAATAGCTCAACTGATGTATTATTAAGTGAAAAAATAAACAATCAATATTTTTATTTTATAGTTACAGACACGGTTGCTCGCTGGGATAATGTTCAAGGAAGATTTATAGCCAATTTAGACTATAAAGTTTATCAAGGAAGGGAAAGCTTAAAATTTCAATATGTTCATAGTGCAGACTACGAAGCAAGAATAGATCCAGGGCAAATTAATATCATGGATTTATTTGTATTAACCAAACAATATGATTTAGAATTTAGAAAATGGCTATTAGGTAATCTCGATGACGAACCCCTGCCGCCTAGCTCGGACCAATTAAACTTGTTGTTGTCACCTAGTTTAAATAATATTAAAGCAATGAGTGATGAAATTATATATCATCCTGTGAAATATAAAGTTTTATTTGGTCCTAAAGCTAGTTTAAATTTAAGAGCCAGTTTTAAATTAATTAAAAATGCAGAACAGACTATTAGTGATAATCAATTAAGAACATATGTATTAACATCAATAAATGAATTTTTTGCTTTGGAAAACTGGGACTTTGGAGATAGTTTTTATTTCAGTGAATTGGTGGCGTATGTTATGGCAAGAACTGCTCCTTACTTAGTTAATATGGTCATAGTTCCTAGACAACCCAACTTATATTTCGGTAGTTTATTTGAAATTAAAGCAGAAAGCGATCAAATTTTTATTAATGGCGCCACTAGTGATGATATTGAAGTGATTACAACTATAACAGCTAATACGATTTCAGCAGCAGGGTCTATTAATTCTAGTAATTTTGTAGTATCCCAACAAAATATTACAAGTAGTCAAGGAGGGGCATGATGTCTGAAGATCAAACAGAAAATGCACCTCCTATTGATGGAAATCAAAAAAGAAAAACTGAATCATTACTGCCTAAATTTTATAGAACCGATAGCAATAGAAAATTCATTGCCGGCACTATAGATCAACTTGTTCAAAATGGAACTGTAAAAAGACTTAATGGATTTATTGGGAGACAAAATGCTAAAGCTGTAACAGCTAATGATGTTTTCCTTAAAGAGCCATTGGTAGATAGACAAAATTATCAACTAGAACCAAGTTTAGTCGTTGAGGATACATTAGGTAATGTTACATTTTTTAAAGATTATTTAGATTATGTTAATACTGTAAATGTAGCAGGCGGCATTGCAAATAATCATCAAAGACTTAATCAACAAGAATTTTATAGTTGGGAACCGCATATCGACTGGGATAAGATAGTTAACTTTTTACATTATTATTGGTTACCATTCGGGCCTAAGACCGTAACAATTTATGGACAACAGCAAGAAATAACCAGAACTTTTAAAGTAACATTATCTGACGAAGGGGATAATAGAGCATATCTTTTCACCCCAGACGGTTTGACAAGAAATCCATCTTTAACTTTATATCGTGGACAAACTTATACATTCGAAATAGATACTCCTACAGAACCATTTAGCATTAAAACTCAACGTGAAACAGGCACATTATTTAGATATCCTGATCTTGACAACCATGCTGTAGAAAACGGATCAATAACTTTTACAGTACCATTGCAAAGTCCGGACGTATTGTATTATACCAGTGAAAATTCAGCAGATACATTTGGTATTATTAAAATATTTGATATAAAAGAAAATACAGCCATAGATGTCGAAAATGAAATTATAAACGCAAAAACTTACACATTGCCTAACGGAATATCTTTAAGCAATGGTATGAAAATTAATTTTAAAGGTCGTGTTACTCCTAGTTCATATAGTGAAGGCGACTTTTATGTAGAAGGTGTAGGGGATAAAATTCAACTTGTACCAGAAAAACAATTAGAAATTGTAGCACCGTATACTACAGAATATGATGTAGATTTCGATACTTCTGGCTTCGACGATTTGCCTTATAATGATGTTATATATTCAGCCGAGCAAAAGGATTATATTACAATTAACAGAGCTAGTTTTGATCGTAATCCTTGGTCTAGATATAATCGTTGGGTTCATCAAGATGTCATACAAAAAACAGCAGATTGCTTAGGTATACAAGCAGTATTTGATCAAGCCCAGCGAGCTAAAAGACCTATTATAGAATTTAATGCAAATATTAAACTTTATAACTTTGGAATAGCCCCTAAAAAAGATGTAGATCTAGTCGACGACTTTACTAATGATGTGTTTTCTATTATAGAAGGATCATTGGGATATAATATCGATGGTGTTCAATTACTTAATGGTCATCGTATATTGTTTACAGGTGATAAAGATCCTTTAGTAAGTAATAAAATTTTTAAAGTAGAATTTACAGTTATTCACGATGATGCCAATGATGTTGGTCAAAGAAGAATTCATCTAGCTGAAGAAACAGATAGTAATCCAGTGCTAGAAGAAATTATTTTAATTAAGAATGGCATTAATTATAAAAGTAAACATTTATGGTTTAATGGAACTAAATGGGTACTAGGTCAAATTAAAACTGGGCAAAATCAGCCACCTTTATTTGATTTATTTGATAACGAAGAAGTTAGTTTAACAGATGCTGACAAATATATAGGTACTACCTTTACAGGAAATAAAATATTTTCTTATAAAGTAGGAACTGGTGTTAAAGATAGTGAATTAGGTTTTGCATTAAGTTATAAAAATATCAATAATGTTGGAGATATTGTTTTTAATTACAATTTATTACAGGAAAGTTTTAGTTACAAACAACAAGCCGATGTAATAACTGAAAATACAGATAATAAATTTCTTAAAAAGTATTCCAAATTAAGCACAGAATATATTAATGGGTGGACTAAAAATACTGTAAAAAATGTTCAACCTATTGTGAGAATTTATAAAGATTCGGATCTTGTTAACAATTTTTCTATAGATGTTTATGATGATAAAGATGATCTCGATGATTTATTAGTAAAAGTTTATATAAATGGCAAAAGACTTGATAAAAGTCAATTTGATTTAGAAGATTCTGCTGTTTATAAAAAAATAGTATTGGCACAAGATGTGGCACAAACAGATGTAGTCACATTAAAATGTTATTCTAAGCAATCTAAAAATGATAACGGTTATTATGAATTCCCTATCAATTTACAAAATAACCCGTTAAACAGTAATATTAATGATTTTACCTTAGGCGAGGTCATTGATCACGTAGATTCTATAGTAGATAATTTAGATAACTTTGAAGGAACTTATCCGGGAGTTGGTAATCTACGGGACATTGGTAATCTTAGTAGCCATGGTACTAAATTTATTCAACATAGCGGAAGTATAAATTTATCTTTATATCATTTATGCAATAAAGACGCTAACATAATAAAAGGTTTAGAAAAAGCCAGAGATGATTTTGGTGTGTTTAAAAGAAATTTTATAAATCATACTACTCTTTTAAACAATGACATATCGGTCAAGGAAGCTGTTGACTTAATTTTATTTGAAATTAATCAAGGAAAACCTAAAAAAGCTCCTTACTATTTCAGTGACATGCTAGGTTATGGTGCAGCTAAAAAAACTGATTTTACAGTACAGGATTACAGAGTTAAAAAATATCCATTAGCTGCGCCATTTACATTGGAAATTTTAAGTAATAAATCAGTTAACGTTTATTTGAATAATGGTCAATTATTACATGAGCGTGATTATATATTTGGTGTCGATGGATTTTTAGAAATACTAACAGATATAAAAGAAGATGATGTATTAACAGTCTACGAATACGAGTCAACAGATGGTTGTTATATTCCTTCTACTCCTACAAGCTTAGGATTATATCCAAAGTTCGAACCAAAAATTTATTTAGATACCACGTTACTTAACCCAAAAAACATTATACAGGGACATGATGGCAGTGTTATATTGGCCTATAATGATTATAGAGATGATTTAATATTAGAATTAGAAAAACGATTTTTTAATAATATTAAAGTTAAGTACGATCCACAAATTTTAGACATATATGATTTTATTCCAGGCTCTAATAGATCTACCATTTATAGTTTAGACGAATTTAATCAAATTCTTGCACCTAATTTTTATCGTTGGGCTGGGCTAATTGACACAGATTTTACTAGACCTTTGAAATATGATTCAACAAATCCTTTTACTTATAACTATAGGGAAGCAGTTGGCATAGATGGAAATAACGTTCCAGGATATTGGCGTGGAATTTACAAATGGTATTTCGATACAGATCGTATTCACTTAACACCATGGGAAAGTTTAGGTTTTAGTACGCAGCCAAGATGGTGGAAAAGTGTATACGGCCCTGCACCATATACTAGTGATAATTTAATTCTTTGGCAAGATCTAACGGAAGGGATTATTAAAGAGCCAGGCAAACCTGTAACACGCAATCCTAAATTTGCTAGACCTGCACTTAAAAATATTCCTGTAGGCGAAGACGGTCTACTAATAAATCCTTTACGTGCTAATTTAGCAAAAGGCATTTTTAACAGTAATACATCGTATACATATGTATTCGGAGACCAGAACCCAGTAGAAACAGCATGGCGTCGTAGTAGTTATTATCCATTTAGTTTGATTATGACCATGATTCTAATGCAGCCCAATCGAGTATTAGGTTGTTTACTAGATAGATCAAGGATAGTTAAAAATAGAAACAACCAATTGATCTATTCAGAAACAGGTGTGAGATTAAGACTAAAGGATTTGTTAGTACCAAATACTGTTTCGGATAGTGTAAGAACATTAACAGCAGGATTAATTAATTATGTAGTTGATTATTTACAAGGTGCAAATTCTACAGGATTAGACACATATAAAAATGACTTAACAACTATTAATAATAAAATTAGTCATAGATTAGCAGCATTTACTAGTAAGGAAAAATATAATTTAATACTAGATAGTAAAAGTAGTTCATCCAAATCAGGCGTGTTTGTGCCTAATGAGAATTATAAAATATTTTTAAACACTAGTAGTCCTATTAAAAAAATATTATATAGTGGTGTTATAGTAACTAAAGTTTTAACTAAAACTGGTATAGGATATGAAATAAAAGGTTATAGTCAAACTCAACCTTATTTTTACTACTATGTTTGGACGCAGTCAGGACATGGAATTAATATAGGCGGAATTAGTGAAAATTATATTAATTGGAATTCTAATCAACAATACGTAGTTGGAAATATTTTAGAAATTAACGGTAGTTATTATAGAGTAAAAACTTCGCATACTAGCAGTGACAATCCTAATTTTGATCTACTCCAAAAATTAGCAGCATTACCTATCATTGGCGGTGCTAATGCTATTGTTAGAAAAAAATGGCAAAGAATTCCTATTCTTTTAAATTACGGAACTACTTTAGAATCGATCCAAGACGTAGTAGATTTTCTACAAGGGCATGGGGAGTATCTAAAAGATCAAGGATTTGCTTTTGATCAGTTTAATCCAACTTTAAAAGCAGTAGCTAGTTGGGATGTCAGTGTTAAAGAATTTTTATTTTGGACCACTCAAAATTGGAGTTCGGGATCAGAAAAATATCAAGATTGGGATTTTGACACTTCCTATAAATTGGGATCTGTTATTCTTTATAACGGGGACTATTATAGGGTAAAACAAGATCATACATCTAGTAATTATTTTGATGCTAATTTATACATAAAATTAGATAATTTAAATCAAGATGGAGCATCGGCAATCAGTTTAAGCCCTGCGGCTTTAAGATTAGATTTAAATTTAAGTTATACCACAGTGGATGATCTTAGAGAACATATTGGAGATTATGAAATATTTTCAGCAGATGGGCAAAAATACGAACCTAATCTTTTAAATTATTCTAGATATGATGATATTTTTAGTTTAAGTCCAAAAAACGAAAACATTGGCGTATATGGAGCAAGTTTCTATCTAATACAAAAAGAACATGTATTAATAATCGATAACTCCACACAATTTAATGACGTAATTTATAGCCCCGAAACAGGTTATAGACAAGAAAGAATTAAAATTTCGGGTTATAAAACATTAAATTGGAATGGTAGCCTTGATGCTCCGGGATTCATTTATGATAGGGCCTATATTAACGATTGGCAACCTTGGATGGATTATAATCTTGGAGACATTGTCAAATATAAAGAATTTTATTATTCGGCTAGCACCTTTTTACCAGGTGTGGAAGAATTTGAAAAAAATAAATGGATAAGGCAAGACACTAAACCAACTAGTAGATTATTGCCTAACTGGGATTACAAGGCTTTACAGTTTACAGATTTTTACGATTTAGATAGCGACAATTTTGATGTTGGACAACAAAAAATAGCACAACATTTAATTGGCTATCAAAAACGACAGTACTTGAGTAATATCATTAAAAATGATGTAAGTGAATTTAAATTTTATCAAGGAATGATACAGGAAAAAGGTACGGTTAATTCTTTGAATAAATTATTTGATGTGTTAAGTGCAGCTAACGAAGATAGTATTGATTTCATTGAGGAATGGGCTATTAGAGTAGGGCAATATGGAGCCAGTGACGCTTTTGATGAAGTAGAATTTATATTAGACGAAGCTGCGTTTAAAGTGAATCCTCAAGCAATTGAATTAGTCAGCACCGTTGATAATACGTTGGTAGATTTTGTAATTAGACAAACTAAAAATGACATATATCTAAAACCCAAACTGTATAAAAATGATCTATGGCCAATTAACAATAACTATAGACCTTTTTTACGTACACCAGGATTTGTCAAATATGATCAGATTAAATTGGCTGTTGATTCAAGATCTAGTTTACTAACAGAAGATATAGATAATTTTGTTTCAGGTGATTATATTTGGTGTGCGTTCGAAGATAAAATAAACAATTTCAATGACGATTGGAACGTATATCGGTTTACTGAAACAGACTATGCGATTAATAGCATGGCATATTCAAACAATACTTTATACATATCTTTTGCCAATGATATAAATTTTGTAGTAGGCCAAATAATTGGTATAAAATCAGATTACGATAAAGTTAACTCATTTTTTGAAATTAATGCAATAGATGGAAGGATAGTTGAAATTAATATTAGACTTATTAATTGGGTGTCAAATATTGATTCTGGAACTATAAACACTACTAAAGTTTTTAAAATTTTACCACAAAGATTTGCCACAGTAGATGATCTAATAGTTCCACAACATCTTAAAAAAGGCGAACTTGCTTGGATTAACAAATCTATCAACAACAAATATGCAGTTTGGCAAAATAATACTGTTTATACACGACACAAGCTATATGATCCTTTATTAGGTAATACTTCTAGATTTGGTAGAAGTTTGGCTACTAATAATGCTGGTGATATTATGGCTGTGGGCATGGGTCAAAACACAACCCAACAAGTAATTATCTATACATCACTTTCTAATGATTCAGGATGGACTAAACGTCAAACAATTTTTATGCCGTCCGGATTAACAACTTTTGCTAATAATCTAGCATTCAGCGAAGATAAAAACTGGTTAGCTGTTGGCTGTACAACTTTGTCAAATAATAAAGTTGTTAAGTTATACAAATTAAGCGACAAAAAAGAATATGAGTTTGTTACAACTTTATCAAGCACAGAACCAGATCCTTATTTTGGATTCAAAATTAAATTTGCTTATGATCAAACATATTCTTTAACAATTAGCAGTACTAATGGTCTGAATATTTCTGGTATAATTTACTATTATAAACTTGTTGAAGATTCTACAAATGTTTGGCAATGTCTTGATACTATAACCCCAAATGACGTAGATTGTGAAAATCAACCATTTGCCTATGAATTTGATATTGATCAAAAAGCCAAAACACTGGCAATTTCTATATCATTAACTCATGGTCAACACGGTAAAGTTTTAATCTTTCAAAGAACAGGCGATCAGTTTGATAAAGATCAGTCAATGGTTTATCAAATAGAAAATTTAAATTTAACACATTTTGGAAAAGAAATTTCATTATCAAAAAATGCAACTTACTTGGCTATATCTTCAGATCAAGCAGTAAGCATTTACAAAAATTATCAATTATTACAAACATTAATCGATAGAAATAAGGTAACTGATACTAATGAAATATTTGGCAAATATACTAAATTTGTTAATAATGAAAAAACATTGATAATTTTTAATTCTTTAGGTGATGCTTCTAAAGGACATTTAGTAAATTACGATGATAGCACCGTTATAGACTCGGGCAGAGTAGATGTTTATGACATCTATGATACTAAATTTATATTTTCTGAAAGCCTAGATGTGGCTAATGATCAAGCACAAGCACAACAATATGGATATGTTGTAGATGCATCAGATAATAGCATAGTAATTTCTGCTCCTTTAGAAAATAGTGGAACTGTTTATACACATAAAAGAAAAGCTGACACTTATAGTTGGGCAATTGTTCAAGAAGAAACAGCCAAGATAGATTTAAGCGTATTCAAAAAAATCTTTTTATATAATAAAAGAACAAATGAATTAGTCACCTACTTGGATATTATAGATCCGACCCAAGGAAAAATATCAGGTATTGCCGAAGAACAAATTAAGTTTAAAACTTATTATGATCCTGCTACATATTCCTTCCGTTCTGCTGCATCAGAAATAGAAGTAATCGTGGACGATGGCATGGCCTGGGTAGATGCAGAAGTGGGCACCTTATGGTGGGATTTACGTAGAGCTAAATTTTTAGATGCACATTTAAGCGATATTGTTTATAAAAATACTGTTTGGAATACTTTATATAATACAGCTAGTATCGATGTCTATGAATGGGTTTCTTCTAAATATACTCCTTCCGAATGGGATAAAATTGCCGACACTGAACAGGGAATTGCAAAAGGCATTAGTGGAAAAAGCTTATATGGCGACGATGTTTATAGTATTAAAAGAAAATATGATACTGTAGCTAAAACGTTTAGTTCCACATACTATTATTGGGTAAAAAATAAATCTACAGTGCCAACAGTAATAGGCAGAACTAATTCAGCTGCTGACATTGCTAATATTATTAGCAATCCAAAAGGTGCAGCTTTAAAGTTTATCGAATTTACTAATACAAATAGTTTTAGTTTAACTAATGTTAAAGATGTTTTAACAGATCGTGACATAGTATTAGCTATTCAATATTGGAATATTCCACAACATGATATAAACATTCATAGTCAATGGAAAATTATTAGTGAAAATGAAAAAACTGAAATCCCTAAACATATTGAAAAGAAATGGATTGACAGTTTAGTAGGGTTTGACAGCAATGGTAAAATGGTGCCAGATCTTACATTAGCACCAAAACAAAGATATGGTGTAGAATCAAACCCGCGTCAAAGTATGTTCGTCAATAGATTAGAAGCTGTTAAACAAATAATTGAAAGAATTAATAGTGAATTTAAAACAATTCAAATAGATAATCTAGATTTAACTGATTTACTAAAGAAAGATTTACCTCCTACAGCTCTTTCTGGAGTGTATGACTATGTAATCGACACCGAAAGTGAATTAAGATTTATTAATGTAAATCTATTTAAAAAGCCTGTATTATCAGTTAAAATAGAAAATGGTACTATTATATCCATTAATGTAGATGTTGTTGGGTACGGATATAAAAATTCTCCCCCTGTAAGTATATCAGGATCCGGGCAATCAGCAGAAGTTAAAACAACGTTAACTACTAATGGAGGCATATCTTCTATTAAAATTATAAACGGTGGTAAAGGATATGATATCGGCACTACTAGTTTATCACTAAGGCCTTTAAGTGTATTAGTAAGAAGTGATAGTACAATTTTTGGTAATTGGGCCATTTATGCTTATGATCCTGTTGGTGAAATATGGAGCAAAGTAAAGATTCAAGAATATGATGTTACTGCTTTTTGGAATTATATCGATTGGTATGGATCCTATATAGACCCAGTAACCGGTAGAGAACATACATATGATCAATATAGTAAAATTGATCATGTAGTAGATGGCACTTATCAACTCTTTACTCATGATAGCAAAATAGGCCAAACAGTAAAGGTCAATAATGTAGGCAATTCAGGATGGATGTTATTGGTAAAATATTCCAATGTTGAGTCTATTGATTATACACAAAGTTATAAAGTAGTAGGAAGGCAAAACGGATCTATTCAGATATCAACTAATTTTTATAATTTTGTTAAAAATAAATTAGGATATGATAGTGGCTTATATGATTCTAATAAATTTGATAATGCTGGGACCACTGAACTACGCATAATTTTAAACAGTTTGAAAGATAGAATTTTGATAGATGATCGAAGAATATTATATTTGAATTTATTTTTCCTTAGCATCAAATATGCATTACAAGAACAGCCATACTTGGATTGGATTTTTAAATCTAGTTTTGTCAAGGCATTACATAATGTAGGTAAACTAAAACAAAAAATAACATATAGTAATGACAATTTAGAAGATTTTGAAAACTATATTTCTGAAGTTAAACCCTATCGTACCAAAATTAGAGAATTTGTCAGTGTTTATAATAACATGGAAAACACTCAAAGTATGGTAACTGATTTCGACTTACCGTCATATATTAGTAATGGCACCATAGAAGCAATTGCTACCAAAATTAATGATGATGAGCTATATTATTATGATAATATTGTAAACGAATATCCGTGGAGTTTATGGCGTGATAACATAGGATTTAGTATAAAAGATATAGTTATTTCGAATCCAGGTAAAGGATATACTTCCAGACCTTTGATAAAAATTATAGGAAATTGTACAAGACCAGCTCGAGCTAGAGCATTTATAGCCAAAAATCACGTGGCAAAAATTGAAATATTAGATCAAGGTGCCGGATATTTAAAAGCACCTGAAATTATAATAGAAGGACATTTGAGTGTTGGGGGTACTCAAGCACAAGCAGTGGCTATTATAAAAAATGATCTTGTTAGAAGTAATCTTATAGCATTAAAATTTGATCGTTACACTAAAAAAACATTAGATCAAATACTACCACTGAAACAAATAGATATTTTTAATGGTGATGATGCCAAAATTACTTTTGATTTAATGTATAGTCCTAATACTGAATATAAAAAAATTCTAGTACAATTTACTATTGATGAAAGAACTATTGATGTAATTAGTGAAAACTATACTATAATTAAAACAACATCAAAAGAAAAAGATTATACGGTTTATTATGGCCAAATAACATTCCTTCAACCCCCTGCTACAGGCACTATCATAACAGTAACATACGAAAAAGATTTTTACCATCACTCGGCATTGGATAGAATTAAACATTATTATGACCCAGAATCCGGTATGATAGGTAAAGATTTTGCTCAATTAATGAGCGGAATAGATTACGGCGGTGTCAGTATAGTTGGTATAAATTTCGCCCAACCCACAGCATGGGATAGTGATAATAATACTTGGGGCGACAAAGGGTGGGATCCTATACAGAATGACAATAAAATATACGATACATTATTGCAAGGTGGTAATATAGCATATACTTCTGCTACTGGATTAACAGCAGAAGATATTATTGTCGATGGTGACAGATTTGTCAGTCCAACAACTAGCCCCGCACCAGAGGAAATGCTGCCGGGACATCTAGTAGATACATTAGTTATAAAAGTAATTGATAGTAATCTTTCTGGGTCTAGTGATATACTTTGTGAGAATTACTTGACAGACGGTGTTAATAGCGAATTTAAAATAGGGCAGTATCCTAATAGTAAGTCTGCTGTTATAGTAAAGTTAGACACGATTATACTACAGCCAGATGTTGATTATATTATAGACTTTGACAATTCATTGGTAACATTATCTCAAACACCGGCTGCGAACAAATATATTTCTATTATTAGTTTAGGGTTTAATGGTGTAGATGTTTTAGATAATAATTATAAAATCGTAGAAAACAAAACTAATGAAATAATAACAGATTATCCTTGGGAAGAAGGTATAAGTTTACTAGTATTAATATCAGGCGAAGTTCAAAACTATAGTTTATTCAAAATAAACAATAAAGTGGGATTAAGATTTACATTCGATCTGAACCCTGGACAAATAATAAATTATCTAATATTTGGTAATTCGTCTAGAACAACCAGTATTGTTTCTAGAGAAACAATTACATATAATGAAGATATTTCTAGATATAATTTAATCAATCCTATTGGTAATCTTTTACCGTTAGAATATAATGCTATTGTTAAAGTAGGTAATGAAATATTAAATTCCGTTGACTCGTTTTATTTTATATTAAAAGATTTTGTATATGAATATGATATTCCATTGGGCAAATCTGATATTAATCAATATGCTGTAACAGATTTTAAAGTTTATATTAATGATGTACAAGTGTTTCTAGCAAATGGATATAAATTAGATTTATTAAATTCAAAAATCATAGTTCAAGATAATTTTTATATAGAAAATGCCAAACTATTGGTTACTATAACAAAATATACCGAATATATGATAGGTACTGAAAATCGTGTAAATTACATTGAATTTAAGAATCAATTCCCAAATGGCACCAAAATAGAAATTATTTCTATGTTTAATCATGATATTTTAGATATTCAAAGAACAGACTACAGAGTTTACCATACAGTAGATCGATATCAAAATAGTATATATTATGTAGATGCTGTTAGAGTTAATGCTGGAATCTTTAAACTTGGTAGACCTATTATCGATACTAATTATGCTTGGGTCATTAAAAATAAAATTCTATTAACACCTAATATAGATTATGTACTATCAGAAGACAAAACAGAAATTATAGTCAACTTACTTCCTTTAGAATCAGATAAATTTTCAATTTTAACTTTTTCTAATAACATAGTAAGAGACAATATTGCCTTTATGCAATTCAAAGATATGTTAAATAGAGTTCATTATAGAAGAATTAGTAAAAATAGAACTACTATTTTGGCAGAGAATTTACAGTATTTCGATAAAGAAATAATAGTTGAAGATGGTACTACATTAAACAACCCTTTAATTGAATCAAATATTCCGGGCGTTATCTATGTAAATGGAGAAAGAATAGAATATTTTATTAAAAATGGAAATACATTGAGTCAGCTTCGAAGAGGAACATGGGGTACTGGTATAGCAAACGTTCATGTAATAAACGAAAAAGTATTCGATATCAGTGGAAATGAAGCTATACCGTATCGGGATAGAGAAGAAATTACAGTATGGCCGCCAGAAGAATATCCCGATGCTTTATTGGACAGTACACATTTAATAGAATTGCCATACATACCGAAAAAGGACGGGATTGAAGTATTTGTTGGCGGCATTAGACAAAGAAAGGATCCATACGTACTGCACCGTGACGAAATTCATCCAGAAAGCCCCGAGGGTGATATTGAATACCCTGCAGATTTTACTGTAGATAACATGACAACAAATGTAAGATTAGAGAATATACCAGATGTACCGGGAATAAGAATACAGGTTGTTAGAAAAGTTCTTACGCCATGGAATGACCCGGGAAAAAACCTAGCTGATTCGACGAATGAAGTAGCATATTTCTTGAAAACTAACCCAAGAAAACTAGATAACGGATAAAATAAATATTTTGATAGAGAAATAATCATGCAAAACAAAGATTTTAGCGGAATACATATAGAAGGACATATTAAGATTTGGGACCCAAGTTCCAAAGAAGTCTACATCAATAAACGTAACGCTATACATTATGAAAATATGAGTGTAGCTTTGGCCAAAAGTATAGCTAATTCTAGCCAGGGATATATCTATGAAATGGCCTTTGGCAACGGAGGCACAGCAGTAGACCCCACAGGAATTATTACATATTTGACGCCAAATACTACTGGTATTAATGCTGATTTATATAACCCTACATATTCTAAAGTTGTAGATGATCAAAGCGTAAACAATAAAGATCCTGTAAGAAATTATATAGAAACTAGGCACGTTACAGGTACTAATTATACTGACGTGTTTATTACTTGTTTACTGGATTATGGCGAGCCTAGTGGGCAAGAAGCATTTGATAATACAACTAACAACGAAGCTCAATATGTATTTGATGAATTAGGATTAAAATCGTACAGTGAAACAACTCAAAGTAGATTACTAACCCACGTGGTATTTCATCCAGTACAAAAAAGTTTGAATAGACTTATTCAAATAGATTACACAGTTAGAATACAAAGTTTAACTGGGTTAATGGGAACCTGATATGCCTTATAATATTCAATATTCTGATACTTCCAAAGAACCGATCTCAGTCGTTGACGGAGATTTGAATCAGGAAACCAGTTTGACATTTATAGGTAAAAACTATAATCAAAGTTACAGCGGTATTATAGGAGAAAATTTTCTACATCTACTAGAAAACTTTGCAAATTCTACACCGCCGACAACTCCAATCGAAGGTCAATTATGGTATAATTTATCAGAAGGTTCTATAGAAAAAGGACTAAAAGTATTTGATGGAACAAATTGGGCACCATTAGGCGTAATAAAAAAAGGAGTAGGCGATCCTCCTCCTATTTCACCGAGTCTTCCTTTTAAACTCGGTGATCTCTATGTGGACACTACTAAACAACAGTTATATATTTTCAATGAACGTAATTGGACATTAGTAGGACCCAAATATCAAACAGGGGATAAAACTACAGCCGAAGTTGAAACAATTATAGATGCTGTGGGTAATATTCCCAGAGCAATATTAACTTTATTTGTTAAAAATAATAGAGTAGCTATACTTAGTGATAGAGAATTTATTCCTAAATCTGTGATTGACGGATTTGCTTTAATTAAACAAGGTATCACCTTAAGTTCGACAAAATTTCAAACAGCAACAAAAATAAACAAATTTTGGGGCGTTAGCGAAAAAGCAGAATCTCTGATAATAGGAGATGCCACAGTAGACGCGATTAATTTTTTAAGATCTGACGTTGTAAGCACAACTAATCAAGGATTTAATGTTAGAAATAATAATGGTCTAAGCATCGGATCAGATTTGTCTTTGAGCATAGGAATCGAACCAACAACTAATACTTCTGTAATTTATAATAAAACTTCTGGGTCAAGAATAACTTTCAAGTTATTTGATAGCGGTCAAAGTAAGTCAGTCATGACCCTAGATGCCATAGGAAGAGTAGGCATAAACAAAACAGCTTCAGACGAAGCATTGGATGTAGCAGGCAATATTAAAACAGATTCTTCTGTAATAATTACAGGAACCAATGATAACGATGTAATAAATCCAGATGTACCGAGTTTTAAAACACTTGGCGGAGCATGGATTGATAAATCATTGGTTGTTGGTGGTAATTTATCTGTAGACGGCACTAGTATATTAAGTGATAATACTATAATTCAGGGCCAACTTTTCTTAGAAAAAACATCAGGCCCGGTGTTATTGCCGATGAATGACAGTATGAATGATATAGGGTCTACATCCTTAAAATTTAATACTATATGGGCAACAAATTTTCGAGGTTCTTTAACTGGGGTGGCAGATTCTGCGAAATATATAAAAGACGGTGTTAGTATTACTATGACATCGAGTGATATTAATGCTGAAACTGTAATTGTGGGCGATAGTCTACAAAATTTAGCAGGCACTCTAGTAGCTACTTTAAATTCTCAAATTATATTTACAAAACCTAGTCCTGCTAATTTATCTTTACTTACTACGGATCTACTATTAGTTAGTAGAAAATTAAATAATAATCCTGAAGACAATACCCAACAACTAGTTAAGTTAACCGGAGCTCAGGTACTCAGCTCATTCAGTAGGGCCACAATACAACTAGGTTCTATTATAGTATGGCCAAATATTTCTACAATTCCCTCAGGATATATTTTATGTGATGGTCGTTCGTTACCTAGAAACGAATATCAATATTTGGTTGATGTATTAGGTGTTACACCTTTCTTAGATAATGGAATTTTTAAATTTTATCTTCCCGATCTAAGAACTAATGCTCCTGCTGGTATGAATTACATAATTTACACTGGAAGAACGTAATGCCATATACTATAATTAAAACCGATGGTACTGTACTAACAGATATTTTAGATAACAGTGTTGATAAAGTCAGCACAGATTTAACTTTGGTTGGTAAAAGTACACAAAATTATGGCTTAGAATTTAATCAAAATTTTGTTAAATTATTAGAAAATTTTGCCAGCACAACAGAACCAATTGCTCCTATTACAGGTCAAATTTGGTATGACACTAGCGAAGAAAAAATTAGAATTTTTAATGGCAGTGTCTTTAAAGAACCAAACAGACCACAAATTGGTAACATTGAGCCAGTGTTAAGCCCAGGTGATTTATGGATTGACAGTGCAAGAAGACAACTATATTTTAATGATGGGCAAGGCACAAGACTAGCTGGCCCCATTTATACAGCACAACAAGGCACCTCTGGGTATGAAGTTGTTGACCTAAAAGACACTGCTGATGCAACAAAAACTATAGTAAAATTAAAAATTGGAAATACGTTATTGGGAGTGTTTAGTAAAGAAAGTTTTACTCCTAATTACAATAATACTGCCGGGAATATT